GTTTGATTGATCTTACCCTTACCTTTACCCTTACCCCATTTACCGTAAGACTCATCTCGACTGGCCACAAGCTGTTTCGGGGTACGCTTCTTCTTCACTCTCTGGGCAATCGACTCATCTTTACGAGCTTTATAGCCCTGCTTCTTATCACCTACTTTGCCACCTTTCTTACGTTCGGTACCTTTCATAAGTTTATCGACTGCTTTCATTCTACCAGTCTTTTCAGTTTCTCCTTTTCCAGTCAGACGTTTAAATATATCTACATCTTCATCCGAAGTATCTCTAGTTAAGCGACCATGTGTTTTCATTTTTCCTTCATGTGCTCTTCCAGACTCTCTCCTTATTTTGTGCTCTGCGGAAGTTACTGGAGTTTTCCTTTTTATTTCTTTCTCTCTAACTTTTTTAGCAGCATCGGCCTTATCCATATCTTGCCTTATTTTTTCACGTTCTGCCTTTGCTTTTTTTGCTGCATCTGCTTTAATTTTATTTCGTACAGAATTTGGTAAACTTTCATGAGATCTAATAGGAGTTTTATTTCCTACCACTTGCCACGTTGGAGCTTCCTTTGCTAATCCTTCAGATTTAAGCATTCTACCTATAGCAGGAGAAACCCATCTAGCAACCCCACCCAATATAAATTTTTTCATTAGTTGTCTCCTTCATAGATCATCTTAGTAACATCATTACCATTGGTAACTTTACCGCCCAGTTTTCGATATACTTTACCACCCTTATTCATATGTCGTTTTCGTTTGGCCTGGGACAAAGTACCAGTTGATCTTGATATGTCCTCTCCACGTTCTTCAACAGGATACAAACCAATATGGCTCATACCCCCATGCTTCTTATAAAGAACTTTACCACCTTTATTTTTTGATTTTAGAAGATCATCTAAAAATCTTTGAAGCGCCTTATCCCTTCTAGTATTTGGAGGAGGAGGTTTCCATCCCTTGGGACGCCTCACATCAGGACCGGGCGGCGGTACAATAAGAGGAGGTTTTCCTTGTCTCTTTTTAACTGTTGCTGATGGCATTAACTTGCTCCCTGTACTAGTGTGTCTGGACCACCCGCTGGACTTGCTGCCAAGGCCATATCGTCCTGTCTGGTCCTGCGAGCCTGATTACGAAGTGTATCTGTGGCAACCTGATATTGCTGTTGCCATGTTTGTAATGTAGCCCAATCTTTCATGTACATGGTTGCCTCAACCATAGAACCATAGAAAAGGGCATCATAACAGTATTCACTGAAATAATTACTGGTTGTCACACTTGTACCCGTTGCGGAAGCAAGAGCAAGTGGACGAGAAACTGTTTGGATTTCCCCAGTCAATGTAGATGCTGGGGTAGGAACAATAAAAATAGATGAATTATTTTTTCTGGAATAATATCTGGGTGTACCTGTGGATGCGCTGACAGGCCAGTAATCATTTGCATATTCTATTGTTCTTTGAAGAAGATTTGTCTTGACACTGGACGCACTGGTAGTGTAGTTCACATTGCGTACAATACGAACTCGATCATTCAGACTAACAGTGGCAGTACCGGCAGTCAGAGTTATTGAAGAATACTCATCCAACCCAACATCATCAAGATCCTTGGTCAGACGTAACTCTGCTTTCTCCACAAAATAAGGAATCTGAGCCTCAAAATCAGTGGAGTCATTCTCAGACGAGTTGATCAGGTCCGCCTTCAAATACGAATAAGCGACCATGACTAGCCTACAAAAGCAGTCAGAACACAACCATCTGTAGGACCAGAAACACTAACCACACCATAGACGGGAACACCCAACTCACCAATATAAATATCGGTGGCTTCGTTGGCAGCTACCTGAAACTTGATTGCTGTTCCTTCCGCCGTCTTGTTGGTAATTTGTCTCTGTCCTTTAATTGAATACGATCCGGCAGCAGTAGCCACGGCATGTAGAGCAAGAATACGACTAGTGCTGGGCTGGAAATTATTACCCCCATTAGCACCAACCGTGGAATCATCATCTACAAATTTCAGAACTGCATCACCAGTTGCTATCGCAACTTTAATATTTGTTGTCATTTTATCTCCCTAAAGATAAAGAGAGAGTGGCACTACACCACTCTCCCTACGCTTATTAAGAACCGAGACTTCCAAAGAAACCCCGCCAATCGGAAACACCGAAGCTGTAACGCTCCCGTGCCTTGAAGCGAAGATTGCCAGTATCAAAATCCGGTTCCATCTTGGTCTGAAGAGGCGAACGATTGAACATCTTTGTACCGTTCGGAACATCAGTCTTGATGAAATAGGAAGTCGTATCAGAGAAACGACGATTGATATGATAACCTTCAGGCAACATACCCATATGACGAGTAGAATTGATTGCATTCGTATTGAAGCCACCAGAAGTAGCGCCTGATGCAGCACTGGCTTGAGTATTGCCAGGACTGGAAAGAATACGATCTGCAATTGCCCACGAATCAACTGGGATATGCAAAGAAACAGCACTCGCACCAACCAGAATACCACGATCATCCTTGATCTTCTGAACATTGGTAAGAGCTGTCTCCAGGGTAGATTCTGAAAGATCGGAGGCTGCCATCAGATTTGACTGACTACCATCTGCAATGGTGGGATGCGAAGCTGAAAAGAACGCAACACCATCACCAATAGTGGCAGTAAAACCATTATTGAAAAGATTGGCACCCTTGACCTGTTTGGTGTTTGCCATCGCACGGGCTAAACCCTTGGCACGAAGCTTCGCAAACGTATCATACAGGTTATCTTCCATTGCTTCCTCGGTGATAGCAAAGGCCAACGCCACGGTCTCGGCAGTGTACCGGGCCGTGTAGCTTTCCTGTGCATCATCATAGGAAACGGCAGCACCTTCGCCCTTTGTTGGGGCAGTCCCAAATCCGGTGAAGAGGACTTCTTCCTCAAACGCCCGATCTGAATTCTCTACCTCATAAAGAACTTTGTGCTCGTTGTTTACTTCACCATACTCCAACCCAAAAACGGCGTTAAGAC